TAGGGCTCGGTGTCGCCGAGGAAGTGACCTTCCTCGCCGTCGAACGCCACGTCGACCGCGTAGCCGCCCTCGGTCAGGGCGTCCTTGATCTGGCGATTGAGATTAGCATCGTCTTCCACGACGAGAATGCGCATAGCACCGTCCCTCTTGCGGCGAGTGCCTGCCTCATGCGCCCGGGTGGACCCTCCTCCCGGACGCGGCAAGTCCCCGCATGCCCTAGTCTATTGTGAGCCGTCCTCGGCGTTCAAGGTGACGCTTTCGCTCTCGCCGTCGGAATCCATCATGTTGACGATGTAGTGGTCCGAGCCGTCCACATCGCAAACCTGCACCGAAAGCGGCCGTCCCTTGACGCCCGCCCGGTTCATCGCATCGGCCAAGGGAGCAATCAGCCCCTGCGCCAGGCGATTCTGAATGTCCTGCTTGCTCAAGCAGTCGCGTTCCTGCGCCAGGGCCGTTCCCGGCAGGCCAATACCTGCCAGCATCGCCACGACCATGGCGGCGAGGATGTTCACAGTCGATTTCTTCATATGGCAAGATTATGAACCAGCGCCTGAACGTTAGATGAACGGTCAGCCAGAGCTTTGCAAGTTTCAGGCCTTCATCCCCTTGCGCAAGAAGATGATGGCGAAGGCCTGCATTAAGAGATCGCCGGCGGATTGGCCGTCGAAACTGGGCAGGTCGACGCCGAGCAACTGCGTGACCGCCGCTAAAATCATCGCGGCGGCAATCAGATAGGTCCGGTAGCCGACGAGGAACGTCAGGTTCATGTCACTCTCCATTTTGTGAAAGAATTGTCAGCCGGCGAAGCCGCCGGTGGCGGCATGGCCCGGTCCCCAGACCGGGCTCAGCTGGGCGACGGTGAAGGCGAAGGCGGCGGGCAGGCTCCCGAAGTCGGCGGTCTGCTCGGCGGCCGTGTAGATGGCGGGCGCCAACGGGGAGTCGAGGGTGCGGACCGGCATCGCCCCGTCGAGGATCGTCACGCGATAGCCCTCCGGCACAGCCTCCAGCGGCGCGTCCGCAAGGGCCCAGTTGTCGGTATCGGCGCGGCTGCGGCGCAGCCAGGTGAAGACGACGTCGGTGCTCCCCGCCGGCCGCTCGGCACGGAGATGCGAGGGCGCGAGTGGCAACACCGGCCCTAGGCCGATGTCGGCCACGAACGCCTGCCCGACCTCGTCGGACCGACCGGCATAGGCGCGCAAGCTCACGTCGCCGCCGAGCCAGCCGCCCGGCACCGGAAGCGCCAGCGGCCGTTCGTCGAGCACAATGACACGGTTGCCAGCCACTGCCGTTCCGATGGCCCAGTCGGTGCCGCCCTGCCCGCGCAGCAACTTGCGCAGGCGATATTCGCCGGGCGCCACGAGCATGGCCTCGGCAAAGCCGATCATCTCCCAGGCGCCGTCGTCCACTTGGATCGCGACACGATTGCCGCCCGCCAGCACGACTTCGTCGTCCAGCGAGGCCAGGTGCCCCGAATAGAGTTTCAGGTGCACCTCGTTGGCCATGTCCCAGGCATAGATGGTTCCCGGTCCCAACGGGGCCAGCAACTCGCCCATGGCCGCGTTCCTGGCAAGCCGCGCCACCGCAGCACCCGTCACCGCCTCGGTGATGCCGACGTCCCCCGGCCACGGCTTCGCCGCCGCCGCCAGTAACAGGCGTGAGGCCGAGCCGCCCGGCTCCATCGGCAGATGCGCCGCCGCGAGCACCGGAATGGCCTGCACCGGGGCTCCGCTGCCTCCCGCTGGCGGCCGATCGGCGACGATCGCGGCGGTCAAGGCCGGCGGGATGGCCCGCGCAACGACCTTTCGGCCCAGCCCGTCGCGGATTTCGGTGATCTCGAACGGTCCAGCCCCCTGCCCGGCCACCGCGATGGCGTCGCCCACCTCGAGCGCCGCCTGCGAAGGCGGCAGGGTGAGTTCGATGCTGTCTCGCTGCACCGTGCCGTCGAGCAGCATGCGCTCGGCCGCGTGCCGCGCACCGCCGATGTCGAGCACCAGCGGCGAACTCTGGCCCGCTGCAGCGCCGCCATCGAGCCGCATCGCGGTCACCGTGCCGGTGAGATAGCTGCGCTCGCGGTCAGGATAGCTCAGCGCCACCTGCCCGATCGCCTCGCCGGGGTCCGGTCGCTTGCGCGACACCCGCGGCTCGCCGTCGACGACCTCGTTGATCTCGACAGCGTCCCGGCCACGGGTCGCGCCGAGCGCTAGCCCCTCCGGCGTATCGCGGAACGAGAGGCCCGTCGCCGAAAGCACCGGCCCCAGCGCCTCGCGCAGGCTCGCCGGTCCCTCCAGCACCAGGCCATGGACCAGCGGTGGCCGGGCTGTCACCTCGCCCAACTCGACGCCATAGTCCGCCGCCACTGCCCGCGCCACTTCGTCGCTCGCCAGCGCGCCGGCACGGCCGGTGAGCCAGTGGCCGGTGGCATGGTTGGGCCCGTCCGACCAAGCCTCCACCTGCTCAGGGAAGGCAGGAAAGGGCCGTGCGTCCCAGGTCCAGAGATAGGTTCGCTCGACCATCTCGCTCCCGGCCCAATGCGCGAGCTGCGCCCTGAGCACCTGGCGCTGCATCAGCGGATCCGGCGCGCCGTTCGAGAACCAGGGCCGTGCGTCCTCGGAACTCTTGGGATCGCCGAATACATTGGGCTGGTTGGCGCCCTTGTCCACGGCACCGCAGCCGAGTTCGGTGAACCAGATCGGCTTGCTCCCCGGCACCCAGGCCGTGGGCGTCGCATCGCGCACGCCGCCTGGCCGGTTGTGGTGCGTGTTGCTCCACCAGCTCGCGATATCTTTGAACCGCCAGATCCACGGCTCGCCGAGACCATCGGTGATCGGCGTCCGTATCCCGTCGAGCCGATCGGCATCGCTCTGATAGTACCAGTCGAACCCCTCGCCCCCCTCGATATTGGCGTCGAGGTAAGCGAACTCATGCGGACCATCGGCCTCGTCGCTGCCGTCGCGCCAGTCGGCGATCGGCATGTAGTTGTCGATCCCCACCGCCGCGATATCCGGGCTCGCCCACAGCGGATCGAGATGGAACAGCTTCTCGCCGCCCGACTGCACACCCGAATATTCCGACCAGTCGGCCGCGTAGGTCAGCTTGGCGCCGGGGATCAACGCCTTCACGTCGGCGGCAAGCGCGACCAGGGCGTCGACGAACGGGAAATCGCTGCCGTCCCGCACCCCGGTCAGCCCGCGCAGCTCCGAGCCGATGATGAAGGCCTCGACCCCGCCAGCAGCCGCCGCGACCCCGGCGTAATGCAGGACAAAGCTGCGATAGCCCGGCACGAAAGTTGCCACATCCGCCGCATTGCCCTCGATCCGCCCACGCCAAGGATAGGCCGGCTGCCCCATCGGGTTGCCGTGCGGGATGTCCATCAGCAGCAGCGGGTAAAGCGTGACGCCGAGCCCGCGCGCCTTCAAGTCCGCGATTGCAGCCAGCACCGAGGCATCGCTCGGCGTCCCGCCAAAAGCCGGCCCGCCGTCGTGGTAGCTCACCACCTGCGCCGCCCCGCGCGAAATCCCGGCCACCGACCAGGCGCTGCCCGTCACCTCGCGGACGCTCGCCTCCACCCGCGGCGCCACACTGCACTCGCCGGCGCGGAGATCGTTGCCGAACCAGGCGACCACCAGCGACACATGCTCGAGATTGGGGCAGAGGTCCAAGAGCTCATCGATCGAGAGTGTCCAGTCGCTGGTCCGGGCGCTCAGGTGCGTGTTCTCCGCCGCCGTCGCGCCCGGCCCCAGCACTCGCACGCGAGGCGCCGGGTCATAGCCGAACTCCGTCGCGCCCGGGATCACGGTAACCGCCTTGATCGCCGGCTCCAGCCCGCCGACGACACGGCAGAGCTCGACGGAGATGTTGGGAATACGGTTGCCGAACTGCCCGATCGGCAACCGTTCGAAGACCAGGTAGCAGAGCCCGCGATAGGCCGGCGTCTCATCGCCCTGCTTGGCCTCGATGAGGCTGTCGGCCAGCTGCGTCTCGGTGCCGCGATAGAAGCGCAGCGTCAGCCCCTCGGTCGGCAGCAGCTGTCCGTCGGCCCAGATCCGCCCTAGCCGATGCACCTCGCCCTCGCAGAGGCCGACGGCGAAGCTGGCGAGGATCGTGGTCTCCGTCTCTGCCGGCTGCGACGTGCCCTTGGCGCCGGAGGTCTCGCTGGTCACCTCTTCGAGCTCGGTGGCCCAGATGATGTTGCCGGTCACCCTGCTCCAGCCGTAGAGCCGCGGGATCGGCGCGCCCTCGGTCGAGCCCTGCAGCCGAATGTCCGCGCCGGCAACGGCCTTCGGTTGCGGCTTCTCGCCGAACAGCAGGCCGTCCACCGCCGACCCGGCGAGCGCACCCAGCGCCCGCCCGATGGTGGCGCCGATCGGTCCGCCGACCGCGCCGCCTACCACCTGCCCGGCCAGCGAAAGTGCCAGTGTCGCCATCTAGAAAGTCTCCGGAAATGCGAAGCAGCCGACCACGCGCTTGGCCCAGCCCTCGGTCAGGTTGGCCTCCACCACACCTATCCGCTCCTGCGCGTGGATGAAGCGGCCTGCCTCGGTCACGATCCCGCAGTGCCGCGGCACCGCCCCCAGACGGAACAGCACAATCCGCCCGGGGCCCAGCGGGGTCCGGTCCAACCGCGCCTCCGCCACTGCCAGCAGATCACGCTGATCCCGCACATCGGCGCGATAGTTCGGCACCTCCGGCATTGCGCCATAGAGCTCGGCCCAGACGCCACGGATCAGCCCCAGGCAATCGCATCCGGCGCCGCGCGTAGCCGCGAGATGCCGGTAGGGCGTGCCCAACCAGCCGCGCGCCGTCGCCACAACGATGTCCGGGCGCATCAGTAGAGCGCCCGCCCGTCGAGCTCGTCCCCTTGGCGTGGATAGTGCAGCACGAAGTCGCTACCCGGGATGTGCGGGAAGCCGCGGAAGTTGACGACGTTGTCGAACTTCTCGCGGCATGTCGCCAGCCGCCGGTCGCAGCCGGCCGTCACCACCATCTGGTCGCCCGCCATGACCCAGTCCCCGACCGGTGCGCCAAAACCGAGCACGTCGACATCGCCTAGCCGCTGGTGACTCACCACCCGATCGCGCAGCCCAGCGCGCTTCCCCGTGCCCCACACAGCAGTGCCAAACCCGAACCAACCCTCGGCATAGGCCTCCACGCCCGTCGCTGCGATGCGGAACCGGTCGCGCACCTCGCTCACGACCGCCTCGGCTCGGAACTCTGAGTCCGAAACATCCACCCCGCAGCGCGCATCGCCCAGTTCCGCGTCACACAGCGCCTGATAGAGCCGCCCACGCACCTGGTTGAGCGCCGCCTGGGCGCTCCGGAGCTCCGCGCGAAACACGCCATCCTCGCGCGTGATCTCGCCGATGGTCGCCCGCCGCTGCAGCAGCCTTTGTCCGACATCTCGCCAGTTCACCCGCCAGGTCTCGACGCTTGCGCCGTCGAACCGCCCGAGCAGGATATCCTCCTCGGCAATGGCCTCCGAGGTCAGCACCCCGACCACCTCACTGGTGTCGGTCTGCGGCCCCAGTTTCTGGCTCGCCTCGCCGCCCTCCAGCATCGGCTCGAACCTCGTCCCGTCGAACACCAGTGGGTCGTCATGATCGGTGAAGCCCAGTGTCACGCCATCGGTCCGCGCGATCCGCCAGCAGGTCGCGAGCGTCGTTGCGCCGCTCTCGACATGGGCCTTGAACCCCAGGTTCAGCGTCCTCATTCCCGCACCTCGATCAGCGGAATGTTCGGCGCCTCGGCGGCATCGAAGGACGACAATTCTATGTCGAGCCGATCCACATCGAACCGCACCGGCACGTCGAACTCGAAGCTCGCGGTGACGGCCGCGCCGCCAGCGGGCGGCTCGGCAAGCGTCACGATCCCGGTCAGCGGATCGGCCGTGGCAGGCACCACCACGCCATCCACCTTCACCACGACCGTCTCCGCCACCGGCTTGGTGATCGGCCGCAAATACGGGTCGAAACTCGCGCCATAGCGCTTGGTCAGCTGGAAGCCGACTGCAAGCCCATCCCCCGTCCCGATCGCCTGGTCCGTCGCCGCATGGTCCAGCGCATCCCGCCACAGGAACGCGTGGAACCGCCCGCGCCGCTCCTCGAAGAACGCCAGCACCGCGGCCATGTCGGCCCGCGACTTCACCCCATACCCGGCATTGTATCGCCGCCGCGAATGCGCCCAGCGCGAATTGCGCTCCTCGCGGCCCGAGGCCAGCGTCACCACATCCGTCGCCCGCTCCGGCCCACCCCGCGAGGCGAGCGAGATGTCGAGGGGAAAGCGCACTGCATGAAAAGCCATGGTTGCTTCCTCGTTCTTTCACTGGTCCTCTCTCCCCTTGTGGGAGAGACGCGAGACTAGCTTTGCGTCAGCAAAGCGTAGTCGCAGCAGAGAGGGGGTTGCGGGAGACCGGAAACGGCGTAGCTTCATCCGCATGTCCGACAGCAAACTGTCATTTGCCAGGTCCATGCGGTCTCAGCCGACCGATGCCGAACGCGCCATGTGGACGATCCTGCGCGCAGGCCGGCTGGGCGGCCTAAAGTTCAAGCGGCAGGTGCCACTCGCCCGCTACATCGTCGACTTCGTCTGTTTCGAGGAGAAGCTGATTGTCGAGATCGACGGGTCGCAGCATGCGGGTGCGGTTGCAGACGCCGAGCGGGACGCGTTCTTCGCCTCCGAGGGATTTCGCACGCTGAGGTTTTGGAACACGGAGGTGTTGACCAATCGCGATGGTGTAGCGCGGGTTATCTTAGTGGCGGTCGACAGAGACCCCCTCTCTGCTGCGACTAACTCGCTACGCTCGTAAGTCTCGCGTCTCCCCCACGAGGGGGGAGAGGTGGGTGACCTGCAACTGTTCGTTTTTTTTGGATAATAGGAAGCCCTAACTCGCCCTCGTCCCCCGCCGCACTGCGCGCAGCAGCATGGCGCTCAACTCGGCCTCGCTCGCGACGAAGCTCCGCGCGTCGCTCGCCGTCACGTTGAACGTCACATTCACCGCTCCCCCGCCCCCTCCGGCGACACCCAACCGGCCGTCCGAGCCGCGTGCCAGCGGCAGAATCGCTTCCGGCCCGGCCTCGCCCGCCACGCCGATCCCCCGCCCCTGCGGAAAGAAGGTCGGGGCCGCAATCACGCCGCCCTTGGCGTTCCTGGTGAGGGCAATGTCGGCCGTCTTGAACAGGCTCTCCAACGCTCCGCCCACCAGCGTACCGACCGGCTTGAACGCCGCCTGCAGTGCGATGTCGGCAAAGCTCCGTGCCACCTGCGCCAGCACCGAGTTGAGCGAGCGGCCGTCGACCACGGCGCCCCGAAAGGCTCGGCTCAGCGAACGGGCCACGCCATCGGCCAGGTCGCCGATGCGGTCGAGCTCCACCGACACGTCGCTGAGCTCGCCGCGAAAGTCGTCGAACCGGTCAACCATTGCTCACCTCGTCAGGATACCGCCGCATCAGCTCATCGAGACCGCTGCGGCTCGGCGGACTGCCCCGTCCGCCGCCGCCGCCGAAAGCCGTCGCCAGTTCCCGTGGCGTCAGGCCCCAGAAATCCCGGCTCGAGAGCCGCATCACGCCAAATCCCAGCCGCATCGCCTCGTCCCACGGAAACGGCCTCATGCCTCGCCTCCGAAGGTTGCGCGGAGCAGCTGCGCGGCGATTTCCGCTGCGCCCTTGAGGCCACCTTCGATATGCAGGCGCGCGAGGTCATCGTCGGTCACCGCATTACCACCGCCGCGCAACCCGGCCCCGAGGATGGCGGTCAGATCCCGCGCCGTCACCCGGCCCCCGGCAAAGCGTTCGCTGAGGCCCACCAGATCGCCGGCCTGCAGCCGGGCCTCCAGCTCCGCCAGCGCACCCAGCGTGAGGCACAGCACCTTCTCCTCGCCCTCGATCACGGCGCTGATCTCGCCGCGCTGCGGGTTCGCCATAGCCCTTCCTCCGATTTGCAATTGTGTCGCGGGGCCGCTAATCAGCCCCGATCCAAGGGGTTCAACAGTGTCCGACGCGCTCGAAATCGTGCCGCCAACCCATCCGCTGCGCGGCCGCGTCTCGCCGCCCGGGTCGAAGTCGATCACCAACCGCGCGCTGCTCCTCGCCGCCCTCGCCAAAGGGGTTAGCCGCATCACCGGCGCCCTCAAAAGCGACGACACGGCCCGGATGGCCGAGGCCCTCGCCGCCATGGGCGTCAAAATCACCGAACCCGATGCCACCACCTTCGTCGTCGAAAGCACCGGCAAGCTGCAGCAGCCGGCCGCCCCGCTTTTCCTCGGCAATGCCGGCACCGCGACGCGCTTCCTCACCGCCGCCGTGGCCCTCGTCGATGGCGACGTCGTCGTCACCGGCGACGAGCACATGCAGAAGCGGCCGATCCAGCCGCTGGTCGACGCGCTGCGCCAGCTCGGCGTTGCCGCCGAAGCCCCCACCGGCTGCCCGCCCGTCACCGTCCACGGCACGGGCGATTTCCCCGGCACCGTGGTCACCCTCGATGCGGGCCTATCGTCGCAATATCTCTCGGCCGTGCTGATGCTGGCGGCTGGCGGCTCGCACCCGGTCGAGATCCGCCTCGCCGGCGACGATATCGGCGCGCGCGGCTACGTCGATCTCACTCTGGCCGGCATGTCGCACTTCGGCGCCAAGTACCAGCAGCTCTCGCCCGGCGCCTGGCTGGTCGAGGGCACCGGCTACGCCGCGCGCGACTTCCACGTCGAGCCCGACGCCTCCGCTGCCACCTATCTCTGGGCGGCTTCCGTCCTCACCGGCGGCGACATCGACCTGGGCGTCCCGACCGCCGAGTTCACCCAGCCCGACGCCAAGGCTGCCGAAATCATCGCCATGTTCCCCAACATGCCGGCGGTGATCGACGGCTCGCAGATGCAGGACGCCGTGCCGACCTTGGCGGTGCTCGCCGCCTTCAACAACAGTCCCGTCCGCTTCGTCGGCATCGCCAACCTCAGGGTCAAGGAGTGCGACCGCATCATGGCGCTCGACACCGAGCTCAACCGCATCGTCCCCGGCCTCTCCGAACAGCAGGGCGACGACCTCCTCGTCAATTCCGATCCACGCCTCATGCACATGGCCGGCCGCAACGCCCGCACCGCCATCGAAACCTACGCCGACCACCGCATCGCCATGAGCTTCGCGCTCGCCGGCCTCAAGATCGGCGGAATCCGCATCCTCGACCCCAAATGCGTGGGCAAGACCTATCCCGGATACTGGGATGCACTGCGGGGGTTGGGGGTGGAGCTGAGGGAGGTCTAGACCTTCAGTCGGCCCTCCCTCCCCCTTGTGGGGAGGGCAGCGAAGCTTAGGTCCGATAGGACCTTAGCGAAGCTGGGTGGGGGTTAAGCCCACGCACTAAGCCATGTCAGCCCGCACAAACGCCCGGTGTGTTCCTTCTTGATTTGAGGAGGTTCGTGCGCAAATATATGCGCATGATCCGGAGCTGCGATGCAGCACGAAACCAATACTGCCAAAATCGTCGCCCGCCTTCTCCGCGAGGGCTGGGAGGAGGCAGGCGGTACAAAACACAGCAAGTTTCGTAAGGCAGGCCACTCCGCCATCATGGTGCCCCGGCACCGCACAGTGACTCCCGGCGTCGCGGCCTCAATCGCCAGGGCCGCCGGCTGGACGAAGTAGGAGAAAACCCATGCGCTACGTTGCTCTGATCGATGGCGAGGCCGGCGCGTATGGCGTGGTCTTCCCCGACGCCCCTGGCTGCACCGCCATGGGCGCCACCCAAGATGAAGCCCTGAACGACGCCGCCGACGCGCTGGCCGAATGGATCGCCGACGAGTTGGCCGATGGCCGCGAAGCGCCGAAACCCCGTTCTGCGGAAATCCTCCTCAAAGACCGGGACGTAGCGAGCGCCGTGAAGCACGGTGCGGTTCTCGCCTCGGTACCGCTCCTGCTCGATACCGGCAAATTGGCACGGGCGAACATTTCGCTCGACTCCGGCCTTCTGGCCCAAATCGATGAGGCCGCTCGCCAGCGCGGCGTCACCCGTTCCGCCTTCCTTGCCGCTGCCGCGCGGGACAAGATCAAGGCGAGCGCCTAAGCCGCCACAAACCCCATCTCCCCGGCGCTCTCGAGCGCGATCTCGAAGGTGACCTCCCCCGCGTGGTCGGCGGAAAATTCCAGCGCCACGATCTGGAACGGGCCCTCGACCGTGCCGAAATCGGGGAGGATCAGCTGCCAGTTGCGGATCGTGCCGGCGAAGAACAGTTCCCTGATCTTGGCGTCGGACGCGGCATCCTTGAAGATGCCCGAACCCGAGACCGACGCGCGCTTGATGCCGCCGCCGGCCAGGAGCTCACGCCAGCGTCCGGCACTCTCGGCGTCGGTCACGTCGATCGGCGCCGCGTTGAACGCCAGCGCCCGCGTCCTGAGGCCGGCCACCGTGATGAACGAACCTGACCCGGTCTGGTCGAGCTTCAGCAGCATGTCCTTGCCGCTCTGTGCGGTCATTCTTTTGTTCCCTTGTCAGTGTGCGTTTGCGAGATCGAGCAGCTTCGCCTTCTCCCCTCGTGGGAGAAGGTGCCCGAAGGGCGGATGAGGGGGCACTGCGCCCGGACCTCGTGGTTCGACAAGCTCACCATGAGGTCCTCACAAGCCTCTCAGTAGCCTCATGGTGAGCTTGTCGAACCGTGATGAGCCGCCTACGCAAAGGTCCGGTGGACCTTTGCCGGCGAAGAACGCCCGTAGCGCTACGCGCGAAGGGCTATAGGCGGGTCCCTTAGGATGGTTCAGTAAGAAACCGCAGCACCACGGCGGCGCGGGCGAGGCCCGTTTCCCCGTCCACGGCCGTCTCCGTCCGCTCATGCACTGCGTGCGTCACCACAACCGTTCCGCTGAGCGGGCCCAGCCCGACCTCCAGCACGTGCTCCGCCAAAGCCAGCGCCGCCTTGCGGCTCGGGCTCGCGGCCCAGCAGTGGATGGCAACCCGGTGCTCGTGCCCCGGCGCCTCGTCGCCGTCGCGCGGCACCACGTCGTGCCGCGCAATGGCGAGGTAGGGCGGGGTCGCCCCGCTCGGCGGGCTGTCGAACACCGGCAGGTCCTCGGCCCGCAGCGCTGCAGCCAGCGTGGCCTGCAGCTCGACGATCGGGTGGCTCATCCGGTCACCCGCCGTTCGGTGCAGCGGCAGGCCAGGTACTTTCGGCGCCCGGAAATGTCTTCCGCGCCGAGCACTTCGAGGTGCCGCCCGCGATAGAGGAAGCGGTCGCCCGGAAAGACGCCGCTGCGATGTCGGATCACCACCGTATGCGTCACCTCCGCGCCCCGCGCATCGGCCGCGACACCGCGACCGCCGCCGAAAGACTTGACGCGCGCCCAGAGCGTCATCAGCGGCACGTAGAGCACCGCGTGTCCGCCTTCGTCCTCGGCCGTCTCGGTGCGCCGCTGCAGCTGCACGCGGTCGGTGAGGCCGCCAATCGGCGGCAGCGCGCTCACAGCCGCACCCGGCGATAGGGCGCGACCAGCCGGTCGAAGCCGGCCGGCACCACGGCACCCGACCCGGCGACGATCACCGCATCGCGGTGCTCGAACCAGTGGCCGACGAGCGCGAGGCACGCCTGCCTGAGGTCCGCGGGAACTGCCGCAGCGTCTTCGCCATGGCCGGCGACATAGTCGATCTCGAGCCCCAGCTTTGCCCGCAGCACCGGCGTTCCGGCAATCGCGCGCGGCAGCATCAGCCGCCCCGCCTGCACCGAGAACTGCTCTAGCCCGAGCTCATGCGGCTCATCGTCGTCGTCGAAAACCGTCACGCCGGTGATGGTCGCGACCGGCCCGACCGGCAGTTCGATCGTCCGCTCCACCGGCCACGCGTCGAGTACCACGCGCCAGCCCTGGAAAACCATCGCCCGGCCGGTGACGCTTTCGACATGGAGCCGCGCCGCCGCCACCAGCGTCGCAATCAGCCCATCCTCGGCCGTGTCGTCGACCCGGAGGAACGCCTTGGCCTCGGCAAGCGAAACCGGCTCCTCCGCGGGCCCCGCGAGAAGGTAGGAAATCATAGGAAATGTCCTGAAGGGAGGCAGTAGGGAGTGGGCAGTAGCCAATAGGGCCGCCCTACTGCCTACTGCCTATTGGCTATTCCCTCCGCCGCTAGGCGGCGGCGAACTTCAGCAGCTTGATCGCATCAAAGTCCTGCACGCCGCCGCCGACG